GGTCGCAGACCCGAGTTCTGTGTCCGGGAGGACGACCTCTACGTAGGTCTTCCAGATGAGGTCGGCGTTGCGGTTGACCACGGCCACGAGGCGCTGACCATAGGCAGGGGCGCCGGTGAAGTTGACACGCATAGCTTCCATGGCGAAGTTGGTGTGACGCTTGTAGAGAACCTTCCAGAAGGTAATGTGGGGATTGCCAGTGATGTATGCATCCTGAGCACCGTATGCGACGAGTTGAAGGAGACCACCGCCCATTTGTGTTTACTAGAATGAGAGGATATATTCTTCTGCGTTTTAAACAATGTCCCAATCAAAGCGGTTGGAGTTACTGGGCAAACTCAGAAGCACGAAGGAAGGTGATGATATAGATACCTTGATCGCTGTCTACAATGAAATGTCCCTCTATTCGGCCGGGTTTACAGGTGTAGCGGCCACAGCATGGCAGGAAGCGACTACTGCTGCGGAGATGGTCAAATCAAAAAGTAAACAATCATGGAAGGCGTATGCCTATGAAGTCTATAACAAACTATACACGGTACTTACGAATAGCGATGATAGTGTCTTTGTTTCATCCGGTGCCATGCCGGGTGGCAGACGTTCTACCATTGGAAAAAAGTTTGATCGGTGTGTCAAGTCTGTTCGCAGGACTGTGAAACCAAGAAGGGGATCGACCAAGGAGTCTGCGGCGATTGCCATTTGCACGTCGACTGTCCTTCACCCTCGCAAGCGAACCATCAAGCGGTATCGCAGGGGACGGTTGACCACTCAGCGTCGCAAGGCATTCTGAGCAGCCATTTGTTCGGCCTTCTTTCGAGTCGAACCCACACCATACGCTAGGTGATTTCCTTCTCCATCACACACCGCCACCTGGATTTCTCCCTTCTTGGGATCGTTGGAAAGCATGACATAGGTGGGCGTGCACTTCAACTCCTTTTGACTGTATTTCTGGAACAAGTCCTTGTAGTTCGTAGTTTCATTCACCGCTTCCTCAATATCTAGGTACGCCTCCATGACGGTGGTTACAAAGGTATACACAATGTTGAACCGATTCCCGCAGTCTGTCCACAAGGCTCCGATAAAGGCTTCGAAGATATCCCCGAGCTTCTTCAGATTGCCTCGTCCATTGATCGCTGCGGATTCTTCATTGTGGCGGCTGATGACATAGAATCGGTCCAGTCCAATCTTCTTGGACAACTGTCCGATGGTTTCGTTGTTCACCAACATCTTTCGAGCATCTGTGAGGAACCCCTGCTTCTTGTCGGGGTAGTGCTTTCGTAGATAGGTGGCAATGCACACACCCAAGACACTGTCTCCTTCAAACTCCAAGCATTCATAGGATTCGTCTTGGAGTGGCATCACGCCTGCCGGACAGGGGGCCAACTGGGCCGGACTTCCATCGGGCGTGGTATACTCCAATCGACGCACATAGGTGGTATGTACCATGGCCGTTTGAAACACACGTGGGTTGCTCACCCGATAGTGAGGCAATCCATGCTTGTGGAGGATTCGGTGAATATCTCGCTCGGTAAAGAAGCGATTCGCAGAGTTGTAGGGGCAATAGGTGTCCATTACACTTCTTTGTTGTGAGGCATCAAAGTTCGTTTTAGAAGGTCGATCGTGTATGCCCACAAAACTTACAACGATAGGTGGTCACGCCTTTGGAGATCCAACCCGTGGTCTTGATCTTGACATACCAGTGCGAACACATTGTTTAATAATACTGGGGGAATACCTGGCGAAGAACCGTGTACACAACACCGAACACCACGGCGTGGGTCACGGACTGGATCAGCAGGGACTGGCCTGGGGGGAGGGCCAGAATGACACCGGGGGTGAGGAGGACGAACAAAATGACGGGGACAATGACGTTGAGATCCATGTTTGTATTAAGGCACTTAAAAATATCTCGTCCCAAAAATATATTCACGTTAATGGTGAAAAATTTCCACACCTTAGCCCTCCAAGCAATTCAGATAAATCGGCAACTCTCGGCTCATCTCATTCGTGTGCAATCGGGGTTCTTGAGAACCCAAAATATTGAACAAGCCCAAGAAACCATCAAGTCCCTCCAAGACATGCTCCACGACATGCAAGAAGTCCTTCAAACTCCTCCCAAACAACCATCGAACTATGTTCCTCTGAAGTGATCAATCCATCGGTTTCAGTTCAAACGAGTAGTCGTTGGCTGTGAGCTTCGGCTCATGGCGGCGCACAATTTCATTCATGACATCTTCTCCGTGCTCGGGAAGGATTTCCATGAGGTAATCGTGCAGTTGCTTTTTCGAAAGCGTCCAGCCCTTTTTCCACTCCCCAGGTTTCTTCATATGGAAGACCAACTGGGACGTAGTCAACTCAATCTTGTCGGGAATCGGTTCCTTGACACGAGATTCATTGTATACCGCAGCCATATCCAACTCCAGGGTTCTGCGTTGATCACGAAGTTCTGCTGCCTTGCCATTGACTTCTGCGAGACGCTTGTTCACGTCTACGTATTTCGAAAGAACGGGTGCCAGGGAATTCATTGTAATGTTCTTCTCGCTGAATTAATCATGTTCGTTTTGAACAAGGATGCCGATCTTTGACGAAGCCGAGATCGTAAACCTCTGTGAAGTCTACAACAAGGAACACCCCAAGGAACCGAAGATTTCATGTCGGGGACGAGACACGGATGATGTGTGGGAAGAACTTCGGGGTCGTTTGGCCTCGAAATGCAAGACAGGGCGTGCTGAATGTATCATTGCTAGTTTGTTACGTCGTCCCAAGGCTCCCCAGGAATGGACCTTGAATCGTGAAGAATGGCTGTCTTCCGATGACATTGACGCCGTGGAAAAGAACTATCAAACGCTCTTTCCGAACTATTACTATGTGGGGTCTGTCCCAATGGACTTTGACCTTCAAGATGAGACTCGGAAGTGCATTGTCTCTGCCTTGTGTTCGATGAAGCTTCCCGAACTTGCCAAGAAGGGATATCATCGCATTGGGATTGTTGTCAATACAGATCCTCACGATGGGCCGGGGCAACACTGGGTGGCAGTGTTCGCAGACATTCGTCCAGAATTGGACTATCCTCGTGTCACGTATTTCGATTCGTACGCCCACACTCCGGAACCCGAGATCAAGAAGTTGATGACTCGTTGGAAAGAACAGTGGGATGCAACCGGAATCCACAAGAAGGAAATGAAAATGACCTTCAACAAGACTCGCCACCAATACAAGGATTCGGAATGTGGGATGTATTGTTTGTATTTCCATTACGCCTGTATTATGGACATCCCGATGGGAGAAAAGATGCCTGATGAAGTCGTGAATACATTCCGCAATCTTCTCTTCCGTATGCCGTCACCAAAAGAATCGGACGCCAAAGAGTAATGGAGTGGTTACTCGTACTGTTACTCCTCGGAGTCATTGCGTGGCTCATGAGTGATGAGAAACTCGGAATGCCTCAAGAGATTGTTGCTCGCAAACGTTTGTGCGATTACTATGCAGGGTCCGATCGGTTGAAAGAGGTCCATGTGTATTCGGATGAACAAGATTATCCGATTGTGGCGGACAAAGAGTTCGAACAGGCCGTGAGTTTTGAACAAGTGTGTGTGGACTTGGTGAACGACGCCTTCCCTTCCAAGGATCCGTTCATCTTGAGCATTGTGTTGGACTCGGACAAGGCCATTGTGGCCAACCGAGTGGCCGAACACTTGAAGACCACCGTGCGTCGTCATCTCTTCCAAACCGAGAAGGATATCACGCAGGCCCCCTTGGATGCTCTTGCAAACAAGCTGATTTTGGTGTCGGGTGGCAACGTCAAGGGCACTGAGTTGGAACCCTTGATCAACCTCTTTTGGACCGATGAAAATCTTCGTCGGTTGTCTTGGCATGAAGCCGCCCACCCTCGAGATGAATCCGAGTTGTTTGCCTTCAACAAGGACCACATTACCATTGTCGCCCCCGACCCTAATCTTCGCATGAAGAATGCCAATCCCGATCGTCCCAAGGCTCTCGGTTGCCAGTGGAATCTCTTCGATCGCTCGGGGGGTGGGTTTGTGGAAAAACCGGAAGGTCTCCGCGGTAAAACTTCTCTGTCGCAGTAAACAAAATGAGTGGTAAGATTGATGAATCTGAGACTGTGGGTGGTGCTGGCTCTTGGATGAGGCACGTGAAGAAGACCATGAGGGCCAACAAGGGCATGAAGCTCAAGGATGTCCTGAAGATGGCCAAGAAGACCTACAAGAAGTCCAAGAAGGGTGGTGCATCGATCAGCCCTTTCCCTCTGGCGGGTGGAGAGGGAGCTCCTGGCCCCACGGGCGTTGCCGCAGTGGGTGGCCGTCGCCGTCGTAGCTCTCGCAAGGGTTCCAAGAAGACCCGCAAGCATTAAAACGAATACCGTTTGGTAATCGTTGTAAGTAGATACATGGATCCTCCCAAGACACGTCGTGAAACCAAGAAGACTGCCAAGGAAAAGAAGGCACAGGTCTATTCTGCAAAACACATTCGCCAAATGGAACTCTTACACCAAAAGAGAACGACTGAC